CTTCTACACGTTGGGTTTGTCTTTGCATAGCTTGAACTTTACCTATTTCTCTATCAATTTTTTGTTGCATAGCAACCCTGCGTTCATTTCTAGCAGTTGCTTCCGCTTCTTTTTGTTGCGCACCCATTTGAATCATAGTGCTTCCAGCAGTTGCTAACAGTTGTAAAGGTAAACACATTAGAATATTAACTCCGCTATAAGGCCATTAACTTGAATTGGTAATGGCTCTGATTGACTAATAGTTATTTGTGGATCACGATTGTATCCAAGTAATCTAAATTCTTTTTTACCTGTAAAAGATTTTCTTAACAAAGACAAATCATCTGTAACGTTAGTAATTAAAAGATTACTACCATTAACACTAGCAGATAGAGTTGAGTTTAAATCTATAATAACACTTGATATTCCTCTAAAGTCTCCAGTTAATGGCCCATTTTGAGCTACTAAATCTATTGGATTAGTAATTAAATTAACTTCATATTTTAAACCTATCTCTGCAACAGCAAGCTTTAATATTGCAGAAACATCTATATCTCCATCAGTTACAGTAAAATCTCCTAAATATGAATTGCCATTTATTACACTTAAAACATCACCGTTACTGTAATCAGCAGACACATCAAAGACACCATTAGTACCTGCGTATAATTTAGAAATATCAGTGTTTACTTTATTAGAAAATTCACACAAATGATAATTTCCTGATGATGATTCCATAACTGCAAACACTCTACCGCTTATTGTAGTCATAGAAATAAATGAATGGTCAGAAGTAAACTCTACCCAACCTGCTCTTTTTTCTATTCTGTTACTATTAAAAACTGAAACAGTGTTATCATCATTAAGACTAAAAATATAATCTTCTGCTCTATCTACAGCAGCATTTAATACATTTAATTCAACAGGAGATTTTATTAAATGTTCTGAAAGAGTAGATATTGGATTAGAAGTATAAGCTTTTTCACCATCAGTAAATAAATATTCTCTAATAATTTTACCGCCATTTTGAACAAAAACAGTAGAACCATCTAATATTTGTGGCTTAGAAAATCCTGTACCATAAGGAGTTTGTTTTTGTATAGTTACTGTAGTTGGTGTTAAAGGTTTATTTTCAAACGAAGGTATATACATTTCCGATGCGGCTGTAAATATTTGCAGATTACGATTAGAAACTAAATGTCGTATTTCATTTACCTCACCAACATTTGCTGTCACTTGTATTGAGTCATTGTCTTCTGCTGTACCTACATCAAAATTATAATACTGACCAGATTTACTCATAAAGATAGAATCTGGTTGCGCTATAGTGCCAGCAAAAACTAATCTATTTTCATGAAAAGTTGTAGCCGCAGGAAATCCTCTTAGCCCAGAAAATGATTGTTCAGACCAATTACTAGACGCAGCATGAGTTGCTATAGTAGGAGCGCCACCTCCATCTATTGTAGCATTTGCAGAGCCACCAGCAGTAAATGTATAATGATTACTGTCTATAATACTTGTTATAGTTCTCGTGCCATTTAAATTACTTGAAGCAATATTTCCAACAGCAGCAGCATTAGATATTACTAAGGAATCATCTTTAAACAAACCATGAGCAGCATGAGTTACTTCTACATTAGTTGACCCTGATGTTGTTCTAAAAGCATTTAAATCTAAAGTTTGAGATAAGGTTCCAAACACAGTTCCTTTAGCTTGGGTAGAGCTTTGAACAGAAGTTATTTCTATTTCAGTTCCATGGTATCTTATTGTTGTTCCTAAATGCAAAGAGTCTAAAAAGTCTCCACCTGTTGCGCTACCAGTTGTATCCCAATAATCAGAGCTTGTTGTTAAAACAACATTTGTACCACTTGTTGCGCTAGGATCTAGTGTTACACCTTGACCTTGAAAAGAAAAATAAGGTTGATAAATTTTCTGGACATCAGATTGAGAATCAAACAAAAATGATTCTGCTCTAAAAGTATTTAAACTAGTTCTTACTAATTGCACAGGCATAAATAATGGATGACAAATAAACATGACATCACCTTTTTGTGTAAATGTAAGTTCATCAAAATAATCATCATTAAAAGGTAATTCAATCTCATGATTGCCAACAGACACAGTACCAGCAGGATCACCTACTGCTGTTATTTGTGTTATTGATTGCCACAAATCTGTGCCATACGCAGTACCAGCATTAGCACCAGTAATTGTTTCTGTTCCAGATTGAATATTATTTTTTGTTCCAGTTATAATAAAAGAAATTCCAGAATCATTTCCAGCAGAAGTAATAGAAACTTTTCTTGCATACCCATCAGCAAATGTAACAGAACCTGCAGAAGCTAAACTGCCGCCAATTACTAAATTAGCATTATTAGCAACTTCAGCAGCAGCAGATATTGTTGCGCTGTTTATTTTTACCATTCCTGTAACTGTTGCTATTGAACTAAAAAATTCAACAACAACATTGTTTATTGTTTGTGTTCCTTTTGTAAATATACGAAGCGAATACTTAACAGCTTTTGTTGTCCCACCTCTTATTAAGGCAACTACATATTCTTCATCATCAGAAAAAATAAATGGAAACAATTTAATTTTAGGTTTTCTTGTATCTCTTGTGTTAAAATTAATAACTGTTATACCAATTGAATTAGTAAAAATTTTACTATTTTTTAAAAGAGTGCTTTTTCTAGCAAAGGTTATTGAATTTAATGTATTTTGAATAATATTTGTTAAAAAAGGCATTTCATTTAATGCTCTTAATATACTGGCTGCTGTTTCGTTATTGCTTTCAAAAGCTCTGTAAAAATAAGTATTACCTATAGGTGAACTTGCAGGGCTGCCAACAGCAACACCTGCTGTTACTGTACTTGCTGGATCTCCTGCTGGTGTTATTTGCGTAATAGTTTTAAAAAATTTTGTTCCAGTTTTAGTTGAGTTGTTTCCTCCTGTTATAGCTTCTGTTTGTGCTGTGCCATCTGCATCAGTACCAGTAACAGTAAAAGCAAAACCTGTGTCATTTCCAACAGATGTTATTGTTACTAACCTTGGTACAGTAAGAGTTACAGAACCACCTGAAGCTAAAGCTCCTCCTAAAACTAAATTTGTTTGATTAGCTACTTGAGCAGAAACAGATATTCCATCTGGATCAGCATCAGTTCCTGTTAATTGTGCTTCTGCTTGTAAAACATATAAAGTTCCATCAACGTCAGATATATGTATTACACTGTTAACAACAATGTTTTGATAAGCAGTAACAACAATGCTTGCTAAATTACTTGTAATTGTTGGCTCAGTAAACTTGTGATGGTTTATTAATCCATTTCTTTTTATTACACCTCCCTCTGCCCTAAGAAATAAATTTTGTATTCTTTTAGCAGAAGCATTGTAAATATCAGAATCAGTTCTTGAGGATAACGATGGACTTACTTCACCAAATTGGAAGTTAGTAATAGGTACTCGTACTTTTTGCATCAACTACGCCTTTGAGTTACAAACCTTGATGTGTTTAGAGTACGATTAGTTTGTTGTTGTGAGTCTAAGCCTCTTGCTTTAGCCATTGCCATTAAACCTTTTTGCTCCATTAGTTGAGATAGACTTGCATCTCTTATTAAAGCTACTGCAAACACACTAGCTAATGCGTATTCTACAGCCAACACAAAATATGAAGGCCAAAATTCTTCACTTACTCTAAATGTATAATCTAGTATTAATGAGTCACTAGAGTTAGCATCACAAAATATTTTATCCCCATATGATTGATATAATATTGGGAAATCATTTACTGTTACCGCATGAAGCATTAATGAGTCACTTGGTATTTGATAAGCTGAATCATATCTCCCAGTAGGAGCATCAGATAATTTATTTAAAACAGCTTGGTTAGTTGCAAATCTCCATCTTGTATTAACAAGTGATGATCTAGCAACATCTTCATACATACTAGAAGCAACAAGTGCTTCATTGTTTCCGTCATCAAACGAAGTAATAGGCTCTGCGCCTATCAAGATTAATGCCCTACTAGAAACATCTATAGGGGAGTTTGCCGAGGTACTTGTTACTGCCATATAAATAAATGGGGGGCGTTAACCCCCCACTCCTTTTAGTTATTAATCGCCATCAGTGTTGGTAATTACAACACCGTTAGTGATATCTACTACTGAACCATTATTGGCATTAACATACGCATGGGTAAGTACAGGTGTACCGCCAGTTGATGTTATTGTCATGATTATGTCATTCAAATTTAGTATATTCGCAGCATCATTAAAATATCCTGCGGTATTTGCATCCGCAATACTATCTGCTGAAGAGTAATACCAAAGTGCTTGACCAGAACCACCACCAATTCTGATTAGTGAAGAAGCTGTATAAGCCATATTTTAAACTCCTTTCACGAGTTCTAGTTGTTGTCGAGGACTTCGCAAACGCCATTGGCATCAATACCAACTGCGCCCATAGACATCATTGAAGTTGCTAGGTGAGAAGCTTTTTCTGCTATGTAATTTACTTCTGTTGAAACATCAGCATTTACGCCAAGTCCAATAGCACTAGTATGATAAGCAATATTCTTACCGCTTGTTACAGCAGACGTAGAGAATACTTTAAAGCCCATGAATTCTTTCATGGTCATTCCACCAGCAAAAGGTAAGCTAGATGGGCCAACATAGTCAGAGGAAGCAAATTGCTCGATTGCGAACAGATCAGCAAACCCTTTAGGGTGCATCGCTAAATATCGCTGTCCGTCTTCTGGGACATTTTGTGTTCCCATAGTTTCAAACAATGATAATATATCAGCGACTTGAAGAGCTGAACTAGTGTCGTGAATTGAAGTTCCACCAACAGCGTCCATAGCTGCATAAATTAGTTCGTCAGTCTTACGACCTAGTGCGGCGGCAGCAGATTC